CGGTGCCCTCGATCCGGGCTCCGTCGCAGAGGGCCTCACGTACCTACGCCACGCCGTCGAGGCGTACGCCCACGAGGTGTCGCCGGACCTCCTCGAAGCGGCCGGGATCGAGGGCACCGCGGCCGCCGTGCTCGACGCCGCAGCCGCTGCGATCCGGCCCGACGCCCGCTCGAAGGCGCCGCCGATCCGGTGGAGCGCGCTCGCCGTCGCCCGCGTCAACGCGGCGCGCGCCGCAGAGCTAGGCGCCGCCTCGCGCGTGCTCGACCTCCTGTGGCGCGGGCTCACCGCCGTCGCGCCCGCCGAGGGGCTGCTCCGCACCGCACCGTACGCGGCCGCCCTCGACGGCGAGGACGACGACCGCGCCGCGGTGGTGGTGGGCGTCAACGGGCAGCTCACTGCCGCCCTCGCGCACCCTGGCCCGGTGGTGATCCTCGACGCTGACGTCGCGCTGCACGTCCCCGCGCTGACGAAGCTCCTCGGGTGGGCGCCACCCGTCACCGCGCTCCGCGTCCCCGACGGCGCACCGATCGCGCGCACGATCCTCGCCGCGCGCGCCAGCCGCTCGACGTGGCTCCCCCGAGGGCTGCCCGACTGGGCCGCGATCCTCCCCGCGCTGCGCTGGGCTATCGCGTGGCTCGCGGAGGGCGGCGAGACGCGCTCCGTCGGGCTCATTGCGCCGCAGGTGATCGAGGCCGCAATCGCACACACCCTCGCGCCCGACGACCCCGGACCGCGCAAGACCTGGAAGGCGTGCCGTGGCACCGCCGCGTCGCTCGACCGGGCGCGCGCTCACCTCGCGCCGATCCTCGCGACGTGGCAGGGGCGCTACGTCCTCGGGCACTACCAAGCGCTCGAAGGCCTCGACCACATGGCCGACTGCGACGCCACCCTGACGCTCATGGACCCGCGCCCGAATCTCGGCGTCGAGCGGGTGAAGGCGGCCTACCTCGGGCTCGACGTCGAGGGCCGTCTCGACGCGCTCGCGGGCGCCGAGCTCGGGCAGGCGCACGGCCGACTCCGAGTGGTGCACCGCGACCGACCGGGGCGACAGCTCCACGTCGGTACCGTCGCACCGTCAGGGTGGCAGGGTCGCGCCGTCGACGTCCGCGTGCTCCCCGTCGGGCGCCCGGCGCGCGCTGAAGGCGCCGTAGGGGCCGCGGAGGTGCTCGCCGCCAGAACCGTCCTCGGACTGACAGCGGAGGCTCTAGCGGGGCTGCTAGGCGTCAGTCGCAAGACGGTGCAGCGCTACGAGTCCGGCGCGCGCGAGGTGCCGCCCGACGTCGCGGCCGCCGTGCGTGTGCTCTGCCCTGCGACAGAGACAGACACGAGCGCACATGTGGGTGCTTCTGATAGGGGTTTCGGTCCCACGATATGTCCGAGCGGAGATACCAATGGGACCGAAACCCCTTTCAGATACTCTTCTTCTGAAAGGGGTTTCGGTCCCATCGAGCATTCGAGCGGAGATACACTGCCCGACGACGAGCCGCTCCCGTCGCCCTCGCGGCGCACCGTCGCCGAGGAGCACGACGGCGCCGGGTGGGCGTGGCTCCGCGTCGACGCGCAGCGGTGGGATTCTTGACGCCGGGCGCCGAGTGCGCGCAGGGTGGCCGTCGTGCCACCGCGCCAGGACAGGGACTACGAGCAGGCCGCCGCGTGGGGCGAGATACGCGACGCAGCGCACGACGCCCTCGCGGGCCTCGCGCACACCGACGCGGAGCGGGAGTACCGGATCTCCGTCGCAGGCGTGGTGCTCTCGGTGCGCTCGATCGCCGAGCTCGCCGCCGTCACCCGGCACGAGCGCCGACGCTGGGGCGTGCGGTGGCCGGAGGACGCGCGGTGAGCGATCGGAAGTCGCCGCGCGCGGAGTGCTGATGGTCGCCCGCGTCGACTACCAGCCGCGCTACCGCGGCATGCTCGACGCCCTCCGCGGAGGCTCGACGTTCGACACGGCCGTCGGTACCGTCGGGCTCGGCCGCGGTGTTTGGTATCGGTGGGTCGCCGCGTGCCGTGCTGGTGAGCCGCCGTCGCCCGAGATCGAGGCGCTCGTCACCGACGCGCACGCGGAGTATGCGAGGGCCACCGCCGCGCTGATGGCGACGGTCACCGCCGCGGGCGAGAGCGACTGGCGCGCCTCCGCGTGGGCGATCGACCACCGCGTCACGGATCGTCGGCGCAAGGTCGACGCGCGCCGCGCGAAGTGGGAGGCCGAGATCGCAGAGAACCGCGCGAAGGGCGACCACGTCGAGCGGCACGAGGTCACGGAGGTTGCTGTCGTCGATGAGATCCGCCGCCGAATCGCTCGCCTGTCTGACGCCGCAGGAGCGGGAGTCGGTGCTGTCGTCGCTGACGCCAGCAGCGGCGACGGCGTTGCTCACGGCGTGGCCGTTCTGGGCGCGCCCGGATCAACTCGCCCCGCCCGGTGAGTGGCGCACGTGGCTGATCCTCGCCGGTAGGGGGTGGGGTAAGTCGCGCACGGGCGCCGAGTGGGTACGCGCCGTCGTCGCCTCGGGTGCCGCGCGCCGCGTCGCCCTCGTCGCTCGCACCGCAGCGGACGTGCGTGACGTGCTGATCGAGGGCGAGAGCGGGATCCTCGCGTGCTGCCCGGCGCACGAGCGCCCGACCTGGGAGCCATCGAAGCGCCGGCTGACCTGGCCCAACGGCGCGATCGCCACGACCTACAGCGCCGAGGAACCGGACCAACTGCGCGGCCCTCAGCACGACGCGGCGTGGTGCGACGAGCTCGCGGCATGGCGCTACCCCGACGCGTGGGACCAGCTGCAGATGGGCTTGCGCCTCGGCTCCGACCCGCGCGTGGTGGTGACGACGACACCGCGCCCGACGCCGATCGTGCGCGCGCTGGCCTCGTCGCCGACGACGCGCATCACCCGCGGGCGCACCGCGGACAACGCCCGCAACCTCGCGCCCGGTGTCGTCGCCGCGTTGACGGCGCGCTACGGGGCGACGCGTCTCGGGCGGCAGGAGCTCGACGGCGAGATCCTCGACGACGCGCCCGGCGCGCTGTGGACGTGGGCCATGATCGAGGCGGGCCGCGTCACCGTTGCGCCCGCGCTCCAGCGCGTGGTGGTGGCGATCGACCCGGCGGTCACGTCGCACGAAGGTAGCGACGAGACGGGCATCGTCGTCGCAGGCCTCGGGTGGGACGGCCGCGTGTATGTGCTCGCCGACGTCAGCGGGCGCTACGCGCCGACGGAGTGGGCGCATGTCGCGGTCGCCGCGTACCGTACGCACCGCGCGGACAGGATCGTCGCCGAGGTCAACAACGGCGGCGACATGGTGACCAGCGTGCTCCGCATGGTGGACGCTGCCGCGCCCGTCCGCACGGTGCACGCGAGCCGTGGCAAGGCCGTCCGCGCCGAGCCCGTCGCCGCGCTCTACGAGCAAGGCCGCGTCTCGCACGTCGGTGTGCTCTCGCGACTCGAAGACCAGCTGACGTCGTGGGAGCCGTCGTCGTCGCGAGGTTCGCCCGATCGCCTCGACGCCCTGGTGTGGGCGTTGACGGATCTCGTCGTCGAGCCGCAGCGCGAGCGGGCGCCGTTGCGTGAGAGCGACCACGACTTCTAGCGGTGTTGCGGCGCTGCGGCGCCCGTGCGACGCTGCCCGCAATCCCATGCTCACGAACGCCTCTGCCGTCGCCGCCGCCGCCACGATCCGTGAAGTCGCCGCGCACGGCGAGGACGAGCGGTACTGGTCCCTGTCGCGACTCGAAGCCCTGTGGAACGGGCAGCGTCACCGGCTCGATCCGCGGCCCTCGTTTTGGGACACGAGCGTCCCTCTCCGCGACCGCGCTCCCGCCGTCCAAGCGTCGCTCGCACGGAGCGCGGGCATGCGCCTCGCGCACATGGTCGCGGGCGAGCGGAGCTTCCCGGTGGTGCAGGTCGCCGCGTCGGGCTACCGCGTCGCGCTCGACGAGACGGCGCACGCCGCGCTTCAGGCGCTCGCGTCCGAGATCGTCGCCGCCGCGCGCCTGCCGGTGCGCTTCCGCGCGTACCTCATCGAGGGCCTCAAGACGGGCTCGGCGGTGGCGGTGCAGTCGCTCTCGTACGGCAAGCCGTGCGTCCAGATCCTCCCGGCGAAGTGGTGCACGCCGACGCGTGACGCGAGCGGCTGCATCACGCGCCTCGTCGTGCAGTACAAGCACCCCGACGCGCACGGCGACCTGTGCGTCTACCGTCGCGAGATCGGCGGGGGCTACGACCGCGCGTACCAGACTGTCTCGGCGCGCCGTCTCGCTGACGCGGACTTCGAGTGGAGCACCGTCCCGATCGCGAGCGAGGTGCCGATCGCGTTCGTGCCCGTGGTGTGGACGCGCTCCATGTGCGAGGCCGTCGAGGAGTCGTCCAGCATCGACGGCCACGCGCTGGCCGAGGGCCTCGAAGACGAGCTCGACGCCATCGACCTGGAGCTATCGCAGCTCTACCGGAACGCCTTATACAACGGCGAGCCGCAGCTGGTGCGGACGGGTGTCGACGTCGACAAGCCCGCCATGCCCATGGGCGCGCCGGGACGCGAGGCGAGCGGCGCATTCTCGTGGCTCAACAGCGCCATGCCCGGGTGGCTCACGAGCGCGCCGAAGACGGTGGTGCAGAAAGCACCCGGCAAGATCTGGGATCTCGCCGTGGGCTCCGACGCCAAGATGCTGGAGAGCACGGGCGCGGGCGCGGGCATCATCACGCAGGCGCTCGACAGGCTGATGCGCGTGACGACGGACGCGCTCGGCGTGGTCATGGTGGACCCCGCCGCCATGGGCTCGGGCGACGTCAGCGCGCGCGCCCTCGCGCTGCTCTACGGGCCGCAGCTCGACACGGCCGACAACCTCCGCGTGGAGTACGGCGACGCGCTCACCGAGATCGTGGGGCAGTTCCTCCGGCTGTGTGCTGGCGCCGCCGCGGCGCGCGACGGCGTGCGTCTCACCTCATGGGACGCGGCGCGCCCGGCCCTCGCGCGGTGCTGGGCTGTCGACGCGAGCGGCGCGCCGTCCTGGAACGCGCCGCCGATCACGCTCACCTGGGGCGAGTACTTCGAGCCGTCGTGGTCCGAGATCAGTGCGGCCGTGGACGCCGCGACGAAGGGCGTCGAGGGCCGTGTGCTCTCGCGCCGTCGCGCGGTGGAGCTACTCGCGCCGCTCACCGGCGCGGCCATGCTCGCCGACGAGTTGGAGGCGATCGACAACGACAGCGCCGACACCAACGCCGCGGTCTCCGCGACGCTCGGCGCCCTGCGCGAGGAGCCCGCCGCGGTCGACGCCGCGCCGCAGGTGGACGTGGCATCGACTGCGCTGAACGGCGCGCAGGTGAGCTCGCTCCTCGAAACGGTGACGGCCGTCGCGACGGGGCAGCTCCCGCGCGCTTCGGGTGTGGCGCTGCTCCAGGCAGCGTTCCGACTCCCGGCCGCCGAGGCCGAGGCCATCATGGGCGAGGTCGGGCGCTCCTTCTTCGCGTCGACGGGTGACGTCGGCTAATGGCGATCTTCAACGACAGCGGCCGCATCGGTGCGCCGACGCGGCTCGCGCGTCCGGAGCAAGTGCGCGGCGCGACACAGCCGCAGCGCACCGGGACGACGGAGCGCGAGCGGAGTGCTCAGCGTGG